CCGAAGATAAAAGAGAGGCCGACCTCACGCCTTTTAGTTACAAATAAATCGTGATTGGTATTCTTTGCTTCTAGGTATCCGTTATAGATTAAATCATCTATATCTCGCCAAATCGGTCTTTTTTTGAACCCTCTGGCGTCTTTCACAAAACCCTGGGTTAATGAGTAGTAGTGAGGCCCAACCAAACCAAAACGACCCTCGACCCAATACTCTTTCTCTTTCCCCCACCAAAGTTCTTTTTCCTTTGATGTTGCGTTTGGGTTCAGGCCGTGTTTCGAAAACCATTCTTCGTATACAAATTTACTTGCCTTCATTTACGTTGTGATACACGATCAAGGAAACCACCTTCCTCTTCGACATTATCGTCTTCAGGATAGGCTTCCAATTTCGCAAGTTTCAAACTCTTATTGATTTTATCTCCTGCTTGGAGTAATTGGAATAGACCCTTCTGATAGGGGTCATCCAAGTCGAGCATCTCATCTCGTACCTTCTGCATCAATTGTTTAGATGCTGAGACCAAAGTTGAGTAAAAGTCTTTTGCAGGATCAAAACCTTGAACCTGTAGTCTCTCAATTGCTTCGGCCTCAGAGATATTATTTTCCCTTAGGTACTCCGAGAGTTGTTCTAAGCTCTGCGATTTTACGTTTTTGTTCCTCAATTTCTTTTTGGGCTTTATTAGCTTCAATTGGGTTTCCTACTGCGGTGTAATATTCACACCAGGAAATTAATTTTTGAAGTTCAACAACTTCTTGTTCGATTATTTGTTTATTGCTTTTAGCCATATCTTTAAATCAAAATTTGATAAATCTCCCTCTACTATTGGTTCTCCCAAAGATAGATAAAATCTGCAAATATTTCCTAGGGTCTTCAACTGCTCTCTTGTGGCGGTATTGCTATAAACATAGTCGCTATTTAAACCACCAATAAGAGCCAAATGTATTTCACTTCCGGGACAATAATCGACTACGTGTAGGTTGCCATTTGCGTCAATACAATGCGTAATTAAAGGCGTTCTGTTAAGACCACCAATATGATATTTCTCATTGGACAATCTAACCTTTCCTTTCTCGTGAAAATGAATATCACAAGGCTTTAAATCTGTACGGCTATATGTCCAATAGAGTTTCAAAGTTTTGACCAATGTGTTTGAACTGCTTCGTCAGCTTTTTTCATTCGCTGATCAAAATTCTCAAGTGCTATCTTTGATTCTTCCGCTGCAATCATGCGGTCTAGATACCATCTTGCTTTTTTCATATCCTCTAAACCATTCTTCTCTTCACAACGCCATACATACTTGACGATGTTGCCGGTGCATACTGCCATCAAACCTGTCTTGCCTATTGTTGCTGATTCGATTGCATCGATACATTCAATCTTGCCTTGATTGTAATGCTTTGGTTTATTTACTACGTCAAAACTCATATTTTAAACTCGTTAGGTGGCACAAATATACACAAATCCTTGGGAACACGAAAAAAATAATCTGTTCCGTTACGATCATTAGTTCTGATATACAACTTCTCTTTGTAGTCCTCATTGAAAATAATATCAGACTTACAAAATATTGCAGCGTTGGTTTCTTTGCAGATGATAACATACCAGAAGTGCTGGTCTTTCCACTTCTCCTTGCGGCTCAAGAATGATACGGATGGAAATGGAAAGTCTTCTCTATTAGTCCACGGTCTCCTTGACTTCATTTCTACTTCCCATGCGTATTGTTTACCGTCTTTTTCTGAGCCCAAATCCACACCATATTTGTCACAATTCTCCGAAATATTGTGACCTTTCGAACGCAAAAATGCCATAAGTAATTCCTTACCTACGGCATCGTTGTCATCGAATGATTTCTGATTAAACCTCAAGAGCGAAAGCGGTACGCAATAACCATTCCTACTAGGAAGGCTACAAGCAAATACCACCATTCGAAAATCTTTTTCTCGATTACTGGTCCCGGAACTTTTACCTCGAAAGGTATCGTATCTCTGTGTTCAATTTCTTTTGGCTTGACTCTTAAATAAACCCTATCGCCTTTTTTGTAAATAAATACTTCTTCGGTTTCGTAAGTTGTGTCTGTTTTGAAAATGAATGAATCTCTGTATTCAGGTACAGGAATTTTAACCGTTCTAACAATGGTATCCTTGATAACAATTGTATCAATGCTACATAACTCATCTCCATATAAATGGACTAGGCGATCGTGTTTCCATTGTGGCGTTCGACACGAACCCATAAAGATTGCTGCTAAAATCATTAGTGCGTACAGAACTAAGGCACTAATTGCTTTGACTTTGTAGGTGTTCATGGTACAAAGATAATGAAAAAGGAGTCGCAAAATACGACTCCTAATTCAACCTAAAACAAATCAGAATATGAAAAACCGTAACAAATATATGTATAAATTTGTTACGAATATCGGAAAATTTCCGATTTCATTTAAATAATTTCACAAGCACCACCAGCACAAGCAGCTTGATCCATTAGATTTGTATTGTCGCTAATTTCGATGACATTTGCGACATTGATTGCGTGCAAACTCTTAGATAACTCTAGGTATGTAGCTTCATCAGTTGTCTCAAATGGTGTCTGAGGGTATGAGCCCAAATCCTCTGGAAGGAAAGACAAACCATTATAATTATTTTGGTTTACCCACAGCCATTCCCCAACCATTTTCCATTCGTTATTTTTAACGGTAACGGTTGCAGATACATTGTGTGTATTTTCCCCATAAACGTGCCCAGGTTTAATCCATTTTTCATGAACTAGCTTTACCCTTTCTAAGAACTCAATCGCACTCTCTGTGCTTCTTGTAATAGCCCCTTTAGGAGCAGCAACAGGAACACTTACAACTGCATTGATACTTGGCTGATAAACGCAATCTTCAATTAGTTCTGGATGATGAATTGAAAGGTACGTGTAGATGGCCTCGTTCTTACCGATACGCATTCTGCGAATGTAGAAATCATCGTGCCAAGCGTGGATACCAGAAGACGTTCCCAATACTAAAGATGAAGTTCCTGATGGTTTCACGGTTGTGATACGAGCAGCCTCATTGATTCCAATCTCCTTGCTCAAGAATTTGTTTACACGAACAGTTGCCTCAGCAGCCTCAGCCATATCCAAATCCAATACTCTCCCACTTGCAATACCTGTCATGCCTACACCTAACAATGCTTCACGCTCTGTTACTTCTTTCCACTCTGGTCTCAGATAATGGAAGTCGGTGTAAGATGCTTGCAATGTTCCGATGAATGCAGCAGTTTCAGCACGAGCTTCGAAATCAAATTGGTCGGTAATGTCTGACGCATTGATTTCCACTAAGTTACAGAATTGGAATGAGTTCAAAGAAATCTCAGCACAAGGATTAGTTCCAAGTTCCAAGTCATTGGTGAAGAAGAAACCAGGCTCACCAGAGTTACTTAGTTCAACCTTCTTCCACAAATCCAAGAATGTATCTTTGGCGATTTCGCCCCTTTTGAGTTTAGCAGAGTTATTTGCTCTTGCTCTTTGAGGATTGGTCTCATACCATTTACCAAATTTGCAGGTCAACATCTCTTCGTCATCGTGATCGAACAGGGCAATCATTGCTGATCTACGAATACCACCACTCAAAACTGCGTTTGCGATATGGCAGAGGATGTCGTGGCACTCCAATGATGAGAGTTGTTCTCCATCCTCCTTGCGTTCGAAAATGGCTTCGATATGAGCCAAGCAGATACGCAATGGTTCTGGTCCCGGAGCAACACCACCAGAGGTGATTAGTCTTTCGCCTTTTTGTCGTATCGATCTAAAATCGAAATCAGGCTTCCAGTTGCTGAGTCCAAAATAGGATTTGACCAAGACTTTAACCGCATCAGCCCAGCCTTCAATATTGTCAGGTATGAGATATCTTCTTCTCTTTGTTGCTCTAAATATTGACGGTAACTTGTCAATATGATTACGGCTAACACTATAGCCCACTCCAGTACCCGAAAGCAGAAGGAACATAGTCTCGCTGAAAGCCCTGTAATCATCAATATGAAGATAACTACAGTTAAACATACGAGCGTTATTAACTTCAATAGGCTTTCCACCAAATTGAAGAGAACGCATAGAAGGAAGTACTTTCTTTTCATAAACTAATTGATAATTGGTTCTAATTAATGTTTCTAAATTTGGAAACTTGCGAATATGCATTTCCATATTCCGGGTCACGATTTCTTCCCAAGTCTCTCTTCTTTGCTTTGTGTCGATGTATTTAGCATACTTGCTCCACACAACGATGTCTGATAGAATTGCGTGATTGATTTCCATAATTAAAATGCTTTTCCGTGTTTGTAGCCACGCATTGAATTGTACTTCATTTTCAACTCGATGTGCTTCTCAAGGTCAATACCTAAACCTCCGCACAAATCAAATAAACGAATGGCAACGTCTGCGATTTCGTCTTCGAAAGATGATTTAATTTTGTCTTCAAACAAACCTTTCCAAATTCCTTTGTCCATTTGAAACTCTTCATCTGATTTTTCTAACTCGATGTCTTGTACCAAACTTGTAATTACTGACTTGTCAGCGTAATGATTTTTACGTAATGCTTCCTGTGCTTCTGCTACTTCAGATACGATTAACATTAACATTTCAGACACATTTCTCTCTGTGTCCCAAAAGCCTTTTTCTTTGGCTGTTCCGTGTGCTTGTGCTATTAAATTTTTCATAAGGGCTACAAATATAATCTGAGCCCCATCACAAAACCAAATTATTTTTTGGTTGATTTGCCATTTGCTCCATTACGAGCACGATTGGCAGAACGCTTTTCAAGCACCAATTTGCCTGATTTTGTATGACTTAGGTCAACCCCACTAGAGTGACGCTTACCATAAATTTTTCTTTTACGAGCCTCACGATTTAGTTCAACTCTTTTCTTAACCTCAGAAGGTTTCTTGTTGTATTCCTTCTGATAGGACATATCTCTACCGGTAGCTTTATTGCTTCCTGGTCTAGTATTCTTTCCAACAATCTTATTTCGTGGCACTTATTATCTCCTTTTGATTAGTTGCTAACTTAAAAGTTATATCGGCTTCCCATCTCTTTACTTCTTTACCGTCCTTATAAAGAATCAAAGTAGGTAAGGAGTGAATGTTTGCCAATTTCTTAAACTCTGGTCTCTTGTCTAAATCTACATAGTGATAACGCACAAAGGCACTATTCTGCCAAGCGTAATCATTTTTCTTATTGAATGATGCGTTATATTGTACTACCCATAGACCTTGTCTGAAGTTAGGCTCAGGTTGTTTCTGAGACCCCCCTACAAACACTAGTGCAGCAAGTGTTGCACTAATTGCAAAAGCAAGTATTGTTTTCATTTGAGTAGTTTTTCCTCTATGCGATCTAGTCTCTTATTGATTTCCTCAATATTCTTTTGAGTATTCATAACAGACTCACGAATCAATTGGTCTTTCAACTCCCACTCTGTTTTCGTGACAGGAGGTTGTGGTAAACGCTTTGCTTCATCGATGTCTTGACTCAACTTGTAGTAGACACCCATAGTTGAGATGACCCCGGAGATAATTACGATGAGTAATTCCAAAGTAATGTTAAAGCGAGTGCCTTTGTCAAGTTTTATTTCGTTTTCCATAGTTATTATTGAGAAATGTAATCAGGTCCGCTAAAAACAACATCAAACTCTTCTGGTTCTCCCAGGATTTCCAACATTGATTTGTCGTACCGTATAAAGTAGAAAATTGGATTGTTTAGATTTGCGATTTCATATTCGCACCAATTCTTTGTTACTGAATCTTCAGAAACTGGTATTCCGTAAAATACATCTAGTTGCTCTATAGCAGCCGATGCACTTTC